TTTAAATTCCTTGTCAAGGTTTTCTACAATGCACAAGGACGCAAGTTGACTGCTCTTGAATGCCATGATATTTGTTGTGCCATTGCCAATGCTGTGATCGTTGGTGGTGTTCGTCGTTCTGCCATGATTTCTCTCAGCGATCTATCTGATCGTGAGATGGCTCACTGCAAGAGTGGTGCATGGTGGGAGCAGGCTGGTTTCCGCTCATACGCAAATAACTCTGCTGTCTATCGTGGTCGCCCACCGATGGGTCAGTTCCTTGAGGAGTGGACATCACTGTACAACAGCCACAGCGGTGAGCGTGGAATGATCAACAGAAGAGCCTTGCAGGAGCAAGCAGCCAAATGGGGCCGTGATGAAAACTGTGAGTACGGAACAAACCCATGCTCGGAAATCATTCTAAAACCATTTGAGTTTTGCAATCTTTCAACTGTTGTAGTTCGTCCCGATGATACAGCAGCCACTTTAAAGAAGAAGATTGAGATTGCCACAATTATAGGAACTGTCCAATCTACCTTCACCAACTTCCCATATCTTCGTCCAGAGTGGAAAAAGAACTGTGAAGAAGAAAGACTCCTTGGTGTCAGCATGACTGGTATTTATGACAACAAACTTACCAGTGGTCTTGAAGGAAAGCCAAAGTTAATCCGTCTACTTGAAAGCCTACGCGATCAGGCAACTGCTACAAATCTTAAGTGGGCAGAGAAACTTGGAATCAATCCTAGCAAGTCTATCACTTGCGTTAAGCCAGAGGGAACAACTTCTTGCTTGGTAGATTCTGCATCTGGATTGCATCCAAGATACGCTGATTATTATTATCGTCGTATTCGCATTGACAAGAAGGATCCAATCTATAATCTTATGAAGGATCAAGGTGTACCCTGTGAAGACGATGTAATTAATCCAGGTAACACTGCTGTCTTCACCTTTGCTATGAAGGCCCCAAGAGGAACAGTTACAACCGAAGATCTTCGTGCTTTAGATCACTTGGATCTTTGGAAGACTTACCAAGAGCATTACTGCCACCACAAGCCATCTATCACTGTAAACTACCGTGATTCAGAATTCCTTGAGGTTGGTCAGTGGCTTTGGGAAAACTTTGATGTTGCAACCGGCATTTCATTCTTGCCCGGTGGTGATAGCCACACCTATGCTCAAGCCCCCTTTGAGCAGATTGATTCTGCCACCTATGCTGCACATCCAAAAGTTAAGGTTAACTTCAAAGACCTTTCTAAATATGAGGCTGAAGACAATACCGAGGCTGCAAAGGAGTTTGCATGCAGCGCAGGAGGTTGTCAGATAGTTTAATAAATTTTCCTCGGTAGCTCAGTAGGTAGATGCGGAAAGCTGTTAACTTTCATGTCGCTGGTTCGATTCCAGCCCGAGGAGCATAAATAAAAAATTCCACCCAAAAGGTGGAATTTTTTTCATAAATATTTTTGTCAGGGATGGTGGGTAGTTCCACGTAATCCTTTTGGAGTCTTTCGAAGTATTCTCCATCGTATTACTAAGGAACCACCATCTCTGGCAACGATATAAATATCTATGTTCACCATGTTAGTTGGCATTGACTATTCTATAACCTGCCCATGTCTTTGTTTATACGACGAAAGACAACCATTTAAATTTGATAATTGTTTTTTTTATTATCTGACTAACACTAAAAAATTTGCAGATAAAATTTTACCAAATATTACTGGTGAAAGTTTTCAAGAATATGTACAGGATGTTGATAGATTTGACACCATATCAGATTGGGCTATGAATCTATGCATAGGATCCTCTGACGTTGCAGTAGAAGGCTATTCATTTGGCTCCAAAGGCCGAGTATTCAATCTAGCCGAGAATATGGGTATACTTAAACACAAGCTCTATAAAGCAGCTATACCGGTTACAGTGATAGAACCATCTAGGGCAAAAAAGATAGCTACTGGTAAAGGAAATGCAGATAAAGAAGCAATGTTTAATGCTTTTACAGCAGAGACGGGAATAAATTTAATGCACAAATTTGGTCAAGAAAAATTAAACAATCCTGTTACTGACATTATAGACAGTTATTTTATTCTTAAGTCTCTGATTCACTTAAAAGATTGTCAGAAAGATTGATAACTTTAAATTCATAAATTGGTTCTAAAATTGGAACTGGGTTTAAAGTTATTAGTTTATACTCGCCATTTTCAATTAACCAACAATCGCCACTAAAATTAAAAGACTCAACGATTGGAATTATAGAGATATCAGAAACAGGAATCAAGACCTGCGAATCACCATTATCAATTAAATGTCCCAGCAATTCGCTTTCGTGTAAAAAATTATACACATTTGTATTTTTCATTATAATTTTTTGAACATTGTATTTCATAAAATTATTTATCTTACAAAACGACCAGCATTAAAAGTTCTACTTTGTTCAAGTTGATCTCTTTTGTGTCTTGGTGTCACACTTTTTACACGTTCAATAACTTCATTCCACGCACCACCACAAACTTTTGTTGGTGTTAAAGTAGTATCGTATGCTATGGAATTTGATTGCTCTGCCCAATTTTTAACAATTTTTTTCTTTTTGCACTTTGGACAAGGCTCGGAGAGTGGTTTATTATTTTCCGACATTTTTAAAAAGGTTTCAAACGAATGTTTGCACCCTTCACATTTGAATGAATAATTAGGCATTTTTTGTTTTCCTAAAACTAATTAGCATGTGGTCAAATAAGAACCCATAAGATGGTTCTTTTGGTTTATTTTTAATTGGCATCTTGGCCTCTTTGGGAGTTCTATTTCCTTTTGCCAAATTGCATTTTTTACATGCCGTTACCATATTAGTCCAAGTTGAGCCTCCGCCCTTACATCTAGGAACTATATGATCTACTGTAGCTGTTTTATCACAAAGATCTAAACCACAGTATTGGCAAACATACTGATCTCTATGAAAAACATTTCTGCGGGTTGCTGGAACTTTTTTATATGGAAGTTTTACGTAGTACTTAAGAATTAAAATTTTGGGAATTTTAACAATTTTAGAAACAGAAACTAATTCATAGTATTCACCAGTAGTTTCATCTGCCCACACTTTATCTTTAGTGAGTAATTTAAATGCCTTTGAAATCGTAATGATATTCAAGGGCGTATTGTCTTGATTCAACAGGAGTACCTGTTTCTTCATACTTCTTAAGTATTTATGTAAATCTAAATATTTTACAGCCATGGATAATAATAAGAATAAACAATTTTTTTGGCAAGTCAAGGATTTTTTGAGCAAAAAACCTACGCCAGCTCCAAGTGTACCACAAAATGGTCTTAAATCTACTATTAATAGTGTAATAAATTCACCGATCAATAAAGCTGGTCCAAATATTTATGAGGATAAAGCTCGTATAGTAAACAGCTCAAATGATGTTAAAAATTCAGTTGTTAATAACATTAGTTCTTTCATTGATGCTACAAAAAAACAAGCACCAAATATGAAAGCTTATACTAAAAATATTACAACTAATCCTTTCAATAATGTAAAAAAATGAAACCCATACCACCAGTATTAAAAAAAATATTGGATGAAGCGGTTGTCAGCCCACCGTCTGGCAACTTATATGGTGTTAGAGTTGGTTCAAAACGAAGCTCATCTTTACCACAAATTAAAGCATATGATGAAGAAGATACCGAAAATGAATTGTTTCCTACTTTTTTGTTAAAATCAATATTACCAACCGATACACCCCCACCCCCCTCAGCCCCTTCTCCGCCACCCCCACCACCAGATCAAGGGCCCCGGGGACAACCTCCAAAACCAAATTTACCAAAAAAACCATCTTTGGCAAGGCAAGATGTTAGATCTAGTGGAAAAGAAACTACAGTTCCTTATCAAACAGGCAGAAGCCCAAGAGAAATTTCAAGATATAAACTTGGCCAAGAAGAATTAAAAAATATTCGTGGTAAAGGCGGTGCGCCGGCAGATTTTACTCAACCTTCTTTTCCAGGTGAAAGAAATCCATTTGCTAGATTTGCTGTTGGATCAGCCGCAGCTTATTATCCATTTACAAAAAGCTATGAACTTAGTAGAGAATATTTAACTAAGGGTTTACCCGAACCAATTGCACACTATGGTTCTTTTGCGGCAGCAATTCCTCCAGCAGAATTGGCAGCACAAGCTGCCACAGTGGGAGTACCAACAGCAGCAAGAGCACTACAGGCAGGTTTGGGTCTTTCAAGAGCTGCAGCAATAGCAGGAGAAGCAACCCAAGCAGCTACTGCGGCTTCATTAAGAAGCCCTGCTACATGGTTAGTTGGCGGTTATTTGGCAACAATACCTTATATGGTAGACCAAGAAATAGAACTGGCAACAAAATCAGCAGAGCAATTAAAAAAATATGAGCAAGAAAAAGAATCTGAAAAAAGAATGCTTCAGCAATTAGGTGTTTATGAAGAACCAGGATTCTGGGAAAGAATGCAAGATGCTTTTGCAAAACAAAGCATTATACAATCAAGACAGGGCCCAATTGGAGCGGCCAGGGGATTTTAAAATGAAAAAAATACATCCGCTATTAGATATAATTTTATTACAAAGATATGTTCAAGCCCAATTGATGGAGCAGACATTACAGTTGCCAAAAATTCCATCAGTAAGACCACCTTTACCAAGACCCTCTTATGAGCCCTGGATTGGCAAACCAACAGCAGAATCGCCTAAAGTAAAACCTACTAGAAGCACTCAGTTTGAAATTCCACCACTGAGCTCAACATCTCAAGCACCAAAGATTTCTTTACCAGATGCTGAAAGTATAATTGCAAGTGAAATTGAAAGTGCTTGGTCTTTAACAAAAGATCTTAAAACAATTGTAAAAAATGTAAGGCAAAAGCAAGGTGATTTATATGGATTTTATCCAGAATTGGAATCTTTTACAGTTCAAAAATTAAAAGAAAAAACTGGACAAACAGAACCAGCAGTCGCAACTGAAGTTGTGCCTGATCCATATACTCCTCCAGCTCTACCACAAAGAGAACCAGATATAGATGAGCCACCTGTATTAGAAATACAACCAAAACCTGAAGAAGTTACTTCTATCTCAAAATCTGCTTATCCTGAATTGCAACTTTCCCCAGAATTGGCAACAGTTTTAGCTGCAGCTATTTCAGCTAAAGCTGGAACAGATTTACAACAAGGATATGAATCTCAAGCTAAAATGAAGCGCGATGAAATGACCAAAAGATATACAATGCAGGGAGAAATGCCTCCACAGAAAGCATCAGACTTTAATATTCCAGATTTTGATTATGAAGGTGGACCGGATAAAATCAAATATCGCGAAGACGGAATGGAAGGATCTGATGCCAGTCTAGATGCAGATTTGATGTTAGACAAAATCTTAGGAAAATATTCTAGCACTTTAAGATTAAAGTGATATAATATAAAAAACTGTGACACAATCATTTATACATTTATCTAATATTATACCATCGGTAGAATTAAAAGAAATCCAAAAAAATGGATCTAGATTTTACACAACTCCAGATGGAGACTTTCCAAGTGTAACAACTGTTGTGGGATTTGAAAAACAACAGTTTTTTTCTGAATGGAGATCAAAAAATCCAGAAGAAAGTAAAAGGGTTACTTCAAGAGGGACAAAATTTCATAGTTTAATAGAAAAATATTTAAATAATGAGACTTTAAATTTGGATGATGAAAATTCAAATTTAAAGTCTTTGTTTTTATTATTAAAACCAGAAATAGACAAAATTAATAATATTGTAGCGTTAGAAACACCTCTGTGGTCTAAAATTTTAGGTTTAGCTGGCAGGACAGACTGTATAGCAGAATATGATGGAAAACTCTCTATCATAGATTTTAAAGCTAGCACTAAAGAAAAAAGAAAACAAGATATTGAAAATTATTTTACACAGGCAACTGCTTATGCTTTAATGTATCAAGAGAGAACTGGAATAGTTATTGATAATTTTGTAATTTTAATTGCATGTGAAGATGGATTGCGCCAGGTATTTCAAGATAAACCAATTAAATATGTTAAAAAATTAAAAAAGGCAATAATAAATTATGGAAATAAAAATCTTAAAAACCCTTGAAGAACAAGTAAATAAAAAATACTCTTTTCTTTGGACTAGAATGAACGATAATTCTAGATCTGCTTGGTTTAGGAATGATTTTATTGCAAAAAATGGTGGATTTTTTGAACTAGAGGGAAAATATTGGAAATGGGTAAGTGCCGTTAAAGAAAAAAATGGCTACAAACTAAAAAGAGTTGATACTGGTCAAGAAGTATTTTTTGAAAGTATGAAAGAGTTTGGGGAACAACACGGATTAACAGCAGTTAAAATTTGTGAACTTTTAAATGGAAAGCGTAAAACTTATAAAGGGTGGACTGCAGTTGAATTAAGAGAAGTTAAAGAAACAGTTGGTTCACATATAAAGGAAAAAGAACCGGAACCAATTAAAATTAAAAGCTATAATGGCGCTACATTTCAAAATATTAGCACAAAAGAGATATTAATTGTTGAAAATATTGCAGAATTTGCCAAAATTAATAATCTTGACAAATCTACTTTGTATAAAGTAGCTACAGGAAAAGTAAAAAGCCATAAAGGGCTAAAACTTTATAATCCTTTAGACCCTTAATTTCAATCATAAATAATTGAAATGAACTTAAGGGACTTTTTATATCATCTAGTTGAGGATTCTCGCACCAAGGCAGATTCTTTCCGAACTACTGGCCAAGCCATTAAAAAAGAAAGAGCTATTGCTGGTTCTTCGGATAAAAAAGCTAAAGATGCTGCGAGAAAACGTGCTGAAAGATCTAGACAAACTCCAAGAGCACAAAAGTCCAAGGAAGAGCTAGTAAAAGAAATTACTCCCGTAAAAACTCAAAGCGGAAGAGTTCAATTAATTTTTAAAGATTCTTTTGATAAAGGCAAACATACTAAACTTAGTAAAAGTGAACAGCTTTCTTATGAAGAAGCTAAAACATATACAAGAGAACCAAGTTTTGAACAAACCGGTGCATCCAAATTATTATTTGGCGATGTAAAACAAAAAACCACAGCACCACAGCAACGGGGTGCAGGAAAAGAACAATCACAAACGACAAAAGAGAGAACAGTAACCACCAAAGAACAGCCGAAGAAGGAAGTTGCTGCAAGAGGTGAGCCGGATGATTTAAAGCAGCAGGATGGTGAACTTCCAAAAGAAAAAAAACAAGCCAAAAAACTTTCAAAAGAAGAAATTTTTATGGCCATGTCTCAGATGACACCAGAACAATTAAGTCAAGTTCCATTTGAAATACGCCAAGAGTATTTCATGCAAACAAGAAAACCAACATCTGGAACAACATTTGATTCATTGACATTTGAAAAATTAACTAATGTATTTGGTATTAACACACTAACTGCTGTTCCATACAATCAACAAGTAATTAATGCTTTAATTTTCTTAGCTAAAATTAAAGCAGGCGCATCTGATCAAGAAATACAATCATATGCAGCTATTGCTCCAAATTCATTAGAATTTACAAAAATAGCCTTTTCTCAAGCAAGAAAAATATTATCCCAAATGGGAGAAGAGTGTATTCAAAAGTTAATATCTGCTGCTGAAACCGGATCTCAGCCAACGGCTGCTGAGGGTGCGGTAGATATGGAATGTGGAGATTACAAATTTAAAATTTCAGCTGGTGGTGAGTTTTTAATTACTACCGATAAATTTGATCAAAAATCAAAAGTATTCCGTGGATTGTTGAATGCAGCTATAACACAAACACTACAAAATCCAGGAATTGCTAGAGATCCTAAAATGCAAGGATTTGCAAAAGAAGCTCAAAGTATTTCTTCTTCATATGGAAATATGTTAATGAGTAGAGAAAGTTTTGAGACTGCAAAAAAAGATCCAGAATTGCTTTCTCAACTTCAAACAATAGAGTTAACAGATTCATCAGGTAAAAAATTAGGACCAGTAGTAGATCAAAACGGCAAACTTAACAAATTTGCATCTTTTGAAACTTATCGAGATACTTTATCAAAAGCTACAACAAAATTATTTAAAAATACTAGCAAAAATCCATCAGAATTTGCAGACTTATTTGTTCAAAATATACTAAAAATTTATTATCGTGGAGATATAATCAAAGATCCAAAAACTGCTCCAAACCATTTAATTACTCAAAATGGTATTTTTCCAATGACCGATTCTTATTTTTCTGAAGTTTCAAGAACTGCTACAATAGAAGTAAAGCCAGTAAAAGCAGAAAGCAGCACAGACAATATTTCCCGCACAGATAAAAAATCGGCTTTGATGAATAAATTTTTAACTGTTGTTGAGCAAAAGGAACCGGAAAAACCAAGTATCGAATCACTATTTGTATCTAAGGATACAATAGATCCAATACAATTAGCTTTAAGTCAGGCTTCTCAAAATATGGATTTTGATATAAATGTAAGTCTTTTACCTGGTTTTTCACCAAAAGATTTAAATGTTATAGAATACAATTACATTAAAATTGGAAAGAAAACTATAAAAATTCCGGTAGAAAAAACAGAGCTTATTGCTTTAGAACTTCAAGAATCTGTTGCAATAATAGCAAATGATATTTTAATTGAAGCTTTATCTAATAATTTTATTTTATCAAAACTTGTAAAAACAAAATTAATTACATCAAATGAAGCAAATTGGATGACAAATCCAAAAATGTTAAATGAAAATACTGATGGATTAAAAATAATTTATAAAAATTTAGTAGAAAGAGCTGAAGCTGAACCAAAACTTTTTTTATATGTTTTAAATGCATTTCAATTAAATGAAAAATACCAACGTGATTATAAAATGGAATATCGAAATTATCACGGAAAAGCAAAACAAAGAAAAGAAAGAGCAAAAAGAACTGCAGCAAGAGAAGCCTTAATTAAAAATGGCAAAGTTAAAAAAGGTTCTAGTATGGATGTAGACCATAAAAAACCATTGCGGAGCGGTGGTTCAAATGGTATAAATAATTTACGTCTACGGCATAAATCAGACAATAGATCTGATAATGGTCACAAAAAAGGTGAAAAACAGGATAAGGATTGGAAATGAGCAATAAACGCATTGAACCAATTTTAGAAAAAGTATTTGCAAAATCAGGACTTGGCAAATGGTTTAACAAAGAATCAGCCGGCGGTGGTCCTGGATGGGATCGCTACAATACTAAAGGAGAAAGAGTTGGAAAATGCGGTGATGCTGAAGAAGGTGAATCCTATTCCGCTTGTTTAAGTAAGCAAAAAGCAAAATTATTAGGAAAAGAAAAAATTGGTTCTTTTGTTAGACGTAAAAGAGTTGCACAAAAAAAAGCTGGCCGTGGAACTAAAGGTTCTGTAAAAGGTAAAGGAAAGAAACCAGTTTTTGTAAAAACTGGAGTTACAGAAGTAAAAGAATCATTTGATTTATTTTTGGTAGAAAGTCTTTCACATATTTTTGAAATGTCTTTCCCAACAATTTCAGTAAGTGAACTTTTACCTTGTGATATTATAATCAATGAATCTGGAGATATTTTTGATATAGATTATATCACTGAAGGTGATGAATATCATATAATTGGAATGACAGATCAAAATGGAAATGAATATGAAGAGCATTTTTTGCCAGAAACTGTTATGGGATTTATTGATAATACAGAAGAAACTTCATATAATGAATATGGTGATAAAATAGAAATACACGAAAGCGAAAAAGCAAAAGTTAAACTTAATAAAATAATGCGCGGTGACGTTAAAAAATATAAAGTTTATGTAAAGAATGATAAAGGAAATGTTGTAAAGGTAAATTTTGGCGACCCAAATATGGAAATTAAGCGTGATGATCCAGCTAGGCGTAAAAATTTTAGAGCAAGGCACAACTGTGATAATCCTGGACCACGTTGGAAAGCTCGTTACTGGGCTTGCAAGACTTGGAGTTCCACACCAGTAAGCTCAATGTTAAAAGAAGAAGTTCTCTGTTTGGATGAAGCAAAGAAAAATAAAGCCAAAAACCCAAAAAAATGGTCTTCTTGTATTGCTCAAGCTAAGAAAAAATTTGATGTTTATCCTTCTGCTTATGCTAATGCGTGGGCTGCAAAATGCTATAAGAGTAAAGGTGGGAAATGGAAAGCAATTTCAGAAGACATAGCAGATAATATTGTAAAATCTATAAACAATAAAAAATACAATCCAAATTTATATAACATACTTCATTATCAAAATAAAAGATTATAAATAATTTTATGCCCAACAAAATACAATATTATAAAAATTTATGTGAAAATTTACAAAAAAAAATTAAATTAATAGAATTATATGATAGAAATTTTATTCCTCCAGAAAGATTTGATCCGGTTGGAGACGTTCTAGATGCTTCAGTCAACTGGTTAAATACAACATTTGGTAATCCACTTCCAGGCAAAGGAATGGGCAATCTTCCAGTAGAGGGTTATCCTATAACTAAACATTATGTTAGCAATACTTTTGGATGGCCAGTTGATTTTCCATGTATAAATTGTAGGCCGGTTGATGGGGCGGATCCAAGATATTATCCAGGTATAGATCAACCTAATCAACCAAGACCTCAGTTACCTGAACGTGGTAGTGGATTTGTGCCAGATATAGAACGTGCACCAACTCCAGAAACTCCAGGGAAAAATACTCCAATTAAAGGACCATCCATATTCGATACAGACAGACCTTGGACTAATATTCCCGATCCACTGGACCAATTCCACGATCAAACGCCCGATTGGAGTGTTTGGTATGATAAAAAGCGTCGTTAAAATAAACTAAATAGTATAGATTATGAAATTCAAAGAACTATTACAAATTATTGGGCCAATTTATGAAAATTCTGGCGAGCATACCCAGGGTGGTGGATTGTTTATTGGCGACCCATCTGCTCCACGTTTGCCAAGCACTCTAACTGATAAGGGAACCTTTAATATTAAGCTTCCGCGTTCTTTGGATGCTATTAATGCATTACTTTATGCAATGGGACAAAAAGATTTTGTTGATCCAGACTCTGTACTAAACGTAGTTCGTCAAAAATTAAATCACTTTGGTTTTGATTTTCAATATACTTCTTCTGTACCAGATGGCGAAACAAAAATTAAATTATACCAATACGGCAGTCCACAAATTGGAGTTTATGGTATGACTCCATATCAAAATGTTGATGAAGTTGGATTCTCACAAGATGGTATTACAGAAAAATTAGGTCATGGATTAAACTTGGTGATCAATGTTGTTAAACAACCAAATCATTTAAGAAGAGTTCAAATGGTGATACTTCCTGATAATGTTGAGAGCTCTAATTGTGGATGTCAATAATAAAAAATTAAAACAACCTTTAACAGAAGAAGTTTTTTTAAAATTTTGTCAAGAACATTATTTTAATCCAGATTGTTCTGGTAAAAATGAATTTACTGATGATTTAAAACGTATAAAATACGTTAAAAGATTAATTCAAAAAATTCACAAATATAAAACTTTAAAGTCAATTAGAGAATGTCTAATTAACAACCATATAATAATATTAAAAAATGTATTTGGTGAAGAAAATTGTGCAAGAATTTTATTTTTTAAGCTTGAACCAAGACTGCATTCTTACTTAAAATCATTTTTAGTATATTTAAATTTTTCAGTAAAAAATATACCCGAAGCGGAATATAATAAAATAAACACAGATCCAAGAGTTGACAGAAAATTAAATAACCCATCAATCTAAATAATTTTAATGGGCAATTTGCAATATATTCCTTCATTTTACTTTTATAAGTTTGCTCATGCTGTTGCAGAGCCTTATACAAATTTATCTGCTTATAAATCTGGATTTATTGATGAACGTGGTAATGTTATAGGAAACGAAACTAGCATAGATCCATTTGAGTATTTTGTTATTAAAATTAAAAAAATATTTGAAGAGTTGCCTCCCGGCGTTACCAAATATAAAACTGGTAACTTATTTGGATTAATGCAATTATTTTCTGAAGAGGCACAACAATTCGGTATTAATCAAGAAGATCTTGAAATGCTAATGGAAGCTGAAATTTTATCAAAACAATTAGTTGAGGATATGTCTACAAGTTCTACTCCAGGTGGCATTGGAACTCCAGCAGAAGCTCCAGAAACTAACAAAGGAAATGTATCTGGTTACGATCCTCGTATGAATACCATGATGACTCGTAGTGATCCAGTAAACATGTTTGGTGCAGTAGAAATGTTTAGTGTTCCTTCAAATGAATTTAAAATGTTTAAATTCAGCAAATATTATCCAAAAACTTCTACTGGAAATTATTTAAGAAGACTAGGACACCGCAATCCGGGTGTAAAGATGGCAATTAAAGATGAAGAAACTGGTGAAGTATATTGGTTACCAGATGCAAAGAAAAAAACTATTGCCGAAGAATATTTTTTAAAGGATTTAAAAATTTTAAATGAAACTTCTGATTATGACGAGTATATTGATATAGCGAAAAAAATAGGTGCAAGTCCCGTTGAACCTAGCGAAGATAATGCTCGTAGAATATTTCAAAAACAAATAGATGTTTTGACTAATGCTATTGGTAAAGGTGCAAAGCACTCCGAAACAATAGAAAGATCCGCAGCCGTGCATGGAACTATATCTTCTGCTGCTGAATTAAGTGCTTTATTAAAATCTTCAGACCCAAGACAAAAAAATTTAGCATCATGGTATATGGGAGTCCAAGATAAATTAGCTGATAGACCAGTATCAAGTAGCGCAATTTATGATATCACCAGATTACAAAGAAGTGGTGATAAAATTGTACCAAAAGTAGAAGATGTTAAAACTTCAAGATTTTCTGCATCAACACCAGTACCACCAAGATCAGAAAGATATGGTGGTTTAATGGATTTTTTCAGAGATAAAGATCCATTTGAAATACATGCAAAAGCAATAGAGCACGGGGGTAATCTTGAATTTGTTGAAGATAAGCCCGCTATAAATTTAGCACGTAAAATTTGGAAAGATGTACAACGCGCACCTGGTTTTCAAGAAAAGGCTTTAGAGATGGCAACATCTCATATTGGTAGAAAAAATATTCCACTTCGTTTTGCAAGATCAATAAGAGATCCTGGTATAGAACTAGATCCACAGCGTGCTATTGATTTATTAAAAGATCGTGAATTTAGAGCTGAAACAAGATACACTGGAAAAAGAATTGAACCTTATAAGGCTGCTATGCAAGATTATGAAGAAAAAATGAAAACTTATAGAAGCCGTAAAGGTGAAGAAAGACCAGAAAGACCACAACCAGCTATTGCATTAAGAAGACTATTAACAAAGTCAAATGCAATAACACAAGCTGGGTTAGATGCAATTAAAAAATCCGGCGGAACACCGGATTCTTTAGATCAAAAAGCTTTACTTGATACTTATGGTCAAAATATATTAGATCAATTAGATAAATTAAAAATAATTAGTCCTGGATAAAATTTTTACAACACTTTGGTTTAGAGCATCCATTTGAAGCTCTAGCCTCTGCAATAATTTTTTTATGGGCATCTTCCCAACCAGTAGTCCATTCTTCAATATAAATTGGATTTTCGTTATTAAAGCTATTTTTTGAAACACCTTTCATTCTAGCTTGAAATCCATCACTATACCCAGAACCTGGAATGTAGTCGCTCATTTATTATCCTTTGGAAGAATAGTAATTTGATTTAAAAGTTTATCAAGAGCCTTTACGTGAGCAAACTGTTCCGTAATAGCAAGATAACCGCGAATTTCAATTAGTTTAAAATAATCTTCTTGGGAAAAAGTTGTAATTTTAGACTTATTAGTTTTATAATTTCGCTTAGATTTATTATAGTTTTGTTTATGAAATTGATTCATTATATCATCCATATTAAGATAGTCTTTCATGTGGTCCATATAATCTTCATTATTATTCATACTATTCCAAAGTTTTTTAAATCCTTCACTTGGTGGTCCATAATAAAAAAAACCACCTTTATTAATCCAATTATTTGGATTGTTTAATTCATTTTCATCGTCGCCATTTTGCCACTTGTTAAAATCATTAGAGTCAGAATTATTCATTTATTTCCTTAATTGGTATCAAGAATTTGTTCGTATACAATTTTACCACGATTGTCAGTAACAGAAATGTACCGAACATGACGCTCTAGAGCGCTTGTAATATTTAGCGGATCATTTGGCCCAAACGTAATATTTTTGATCCAGGCAGGACAGCCACCAATAGAAAGTCTAACTTCATTTCCATTAGAGTCTGTGCCATAAAAATCAAAGGTATATTTGTCGCCATCATAATAAGTAAAAAAACAATCAATAGAGTCATACTTTTTTCTAACATCAACTAAACTAAGTTGCGTATCTGTTTTAGCCATTAGGCAATCTTTCTTGCTTAACTAACTTCGGGAGTTGGCCAATCGCGTCAAGCTTACGAAGTGTACCAACTTTTGCATTCATTAAACTTTTAGCCTTATTACGAGCTTTTAGTTGTCTGCGCTTTTTATTTTTACGATTAACAATTCGTTGTTTTGAGTTAGGCATAGTTATATTGTACCTCTTTTTTTGGTTTTGTCAACCTTTTTCTTTTTTTTGGTTTTAAAAATTTTATCCCAATTTTTACAATATTTTTGATAATCCACTGATCTATATGAATCACCTTTTCCTGCACCATGTGTTCCATAATCCATAATTAAAGTATACCTTATACCTAAACTAAGTCAAATATAAATATTTCTATGCGCAATAAAATTAAACAATATTCTTGGATTCATGAATTAAAACAAAGTGCTATTGAATCAAAATTGTTAGCTGAGGCTAAACTATTTAAAAATTTTGTAAATTTAAATGAACAAGCGGGCCCAACTAGAGATGAACTTAGACGTTATGCAGAAATTTTAGCTCAAAAGAAGGCAAGTGATCCAAGATTACAAAATACTTCTAAAGATTTACAAGTAACAGATGTAGATTCTGATGGTGATAGAGACGCAGAAGATGTAAAAAAAGACGCATTTGATAATATAATTGGAAATGAAAGGCCATTCAGTGGACTTCCTTCTTTTAATTTTGCTAGACAAGAGGGCATACCCGAACCCATTCAACACCCCGATGCCCCCTATACCGGTGGTTTAACTCCAAATGAAATGACAGCCAGAGCAAATCTTGAATTGAGAAGAGATATGCAAGCTGATTTGGAAAGAGAACGTGCTTATGAAGAAGATGAAGATGCAAGACGCAATGCATTCCCGAGTGCTGCTTGGAGAACAATGAAAGAAAATGCAAATTTGACAGAAAAAAAATTATTAGTTGATAAAGAAATAAATAGAATTATAAAAAGCGCACCAGCTGGAAAAATTTATTCAATCAATGAACTGCGTTTAATTGCAAAAAAATTATTAGGTAGTTAATATGAAAAAACTAACAGATTTTATCGTAAGTGGTTTAATTGTAGAAGATGGTGGTGTCGATCAAACAGCTTGGGGTGGCTCACCAATGGGGGTTTGTGGTGGTGCCCAGCTTGCACCGCAGTCAAATTATGATAAAAGAGCAGAGGAAGAAGCAGAAAGATTAAGAAATCTTGGTTCTGAGCCAGCTAGCGCTCCTTGGAAAGAAATAGAAACTACTTCTAGAACACCTTCACCAGTTAGGGCAACAACCGTAGAAACAAAACCAAGACCCTCTACCCCAGCAGAAAGAGAAATCAGACGAGAGCAGAGAAGAGATGAGACTGTAAAATCTGTTGCTAAAGTTTTAGGTGAATTAAGCAAAAAAATTAGAGAAGGAGATCTTAGCACAGGATTCCAAACTTTAGATAGATCAGATATGGCTAGATTGGATTTTGCTACATTTCAAATGCGCCAAGATCCAAGTATAAAAACTAGAGTTGAAACTGAGCTTGGTTATGAAAGACCGGATCTAATTGATACATTAACAGACGTAGGTTTTACTGAAAAGCTAAGATCCGAAATGGATAGATTATCAAAAGAAGCAAAAGCAAAAGAGCCAAAAATGACTTGGAGATTGGGCAGATATCGTGGACCATCTGCAGGTTATGCTACCGGAGAGGGACCAGAAATGGTTGGCCCATATGCTGTTTTTGAACCAACTCCTGAAGAAGCAGAAAAAAGAGAAATAGAAAAACAAAAAGAATTTATTAGCGGTTCTAGCATGACTTATGGTGATTTTAAAGAACTGACTGGTAGAGATTATGATTTTAAGAGTAACACCGATAGAAATATTGTAATAAACATGGCAGGTGCTGGAAAATTAAGTCCAGGAAAATATAACAAAGATAGAATGAGTCAAAGTGAAAAACTTTATATGCAAGGTGTAAATTATGCCACTGACAGAGATGGAAAAGAAAAAAAACCTCAAGCTGCAGTTGCAGAACCGTTAGCTAAAAAACCAGCAACCACCAAACCAGAACAACCAAAATCTGTTGAAATTCCTGCTGGAACACCATTTCCAATTAATTATGCAGATCCAGATGTACAAAGAGGGCAATTTCCAATTTATCCAGAGTTTCAAACGGATTCTGCATATGATGCTGCACCAGCCCCAGAACCTGCACCAGCCCCAGAACCAGAAAAACCTTCTCAGGGTTTAACAAATATTTTAAAATCATTAGATAAATCTGCAGCAAAAAAGACAAAAGATGTTTTAGCACAAGCTAAAAGTTTTATGAAACAAAATTTAATGTCTACCACACCTGTTGCTGACAGAATTAAACTTTATGGTTCTCCAGAAGCTACTGGAGCTATGCCAGATCCAGATGTACAAAGAGGCCAGTCTCCAATTCTTTATAACTACTCACCTCCAGATCCAAATGTAAGATATGAAGTTGTTATTGATGAACCTTTTGAATTAGCACCAGCTCCAGAGCCAGAACCCTATTATGAGCCAGCTCCAGCACCGGAGCCAGCTCCAGCTCCAATAGAAACTGCATATTTAAGTAGAGCGGACTCAGATGTTCAAAGAGGTCAATTTGAACCTACAGTACCAACGGAAGAAGCTGAGGATGGAGCAGTTGTTCGCAAAGGGGATTTGTTATTTACAAAACAAAAAGGAAAATGGAAAACGACACATAAATTTGATAAAGGTACTAAATCATGGAGTGTAATTCCCCAGTCAGCTCAAGATAATGAGTTAGCAGATTTTGAGGGATTTGGTTATCCAAACCCAATGGATATAATTTCACCAAAAATGGCACCCGAGACATCAGGTAAAAAATTTGATAAAAGCTCTACAGTTCCATTTGATGTTGCAGCATCCATAGACAGATATAATAAAAATAGAAAAAGATTTTCAAAAATAGAAGATAGGCCGATTGAAGAAGTACCAATGAATAAACCAATGGAACTTTCACCAGAAGAAATAAAACAACCAACTTCAAGTTGGGGTGGTAGTCCAATGATTATTGTTGAACCACAACTACAAACAAGTTCAGTTGATACAGAGTTTGAAAAAGAATTTGGTAGAGAATTAAAAAATCTTCCAAAAGAAGTTAAACAACAAATGTTGAATAATCTTAAAAATCAAGAACCAGAAAACTTTGATTATTCTGGTGAATCTGCAGGAAGAGCTTTTAGTGAAGCCTCAAGAGAAAGAAAAATTGCTGCAGAATTTAAGAGATTAACTGGCAGAAATATAAATGGAACTTTACTAAGAGGCGATACTCAACTTATTGAAACTCTTAGAAGAACAATAAAATAATTTTTAGTTTAAACGGTATCCAGTTAATCCTGTAGCCAAACTTTGAACAGAGTATGCTTGAACAGGCAATACTGATATACCACCAGCAAAAGTTAAGCCAACGGCAAGGGTATTTCCTTGGTCGTTAAAAATATAAAAAGAAGCATAGGAATTTGCATTCCCGCTGAATAAAAATCCTTTGTGTTTGGGGAGACGAATATTGTCACCAACGTTAAAAGTATTTCCTCTGAGGTATTGGTCGTACATGATATTACTATTTATAGTTTCTAAATAACTACATGGACCCAACAATAATTCAATTAAGATCGCTAATGCAACAAATTCAAACTCTTCAAGAAGAAATTGATATTGCTGATGAGATAATCGAAAATCTTTTTGAAGATACTGATGTTCTTCTAGAATATGCTTTAAATGAAAAAAAGCAATGGATTCAAGATGCCATCAAAAAGCCAGGAGCCTTACGTAAGTCTTTAAAAACCAAAGAGGGAAAAAATATCCCAGCTGGTAAATTAGAAAAGGCTGCTGAAAAAGGTGGTAAACTTGGAAAAAGAGCTCGCCTGGCACTAACACTTAAAAAATTACGTAATAAAAAGTAATATGAAAAAACTTTGTGAAGGAAATTTATATAATATTGAAACAGAAATTTCACATATTTCAAATCCAACACCAGTTGGAATTGAGCAATGGAAAAAAGAAATAAGAAAACAGTTACTTAAAGCACTTTTGAAAAAAAATATTAAAGATTTAAACCCAATAGTTAAAAAAGTTTTTGGAAATGCAATAGATTAAAATGCCAAACTCATATAAACAACTTAATCAAAAATTACAAAAACAAATTAATGCAATTAAAAATGCGATAAATTATAAATTAAATTTATTAGAATCTGGTAGTGGTGTTGAAGTCGATGGAAGTGGCTTAGATCCAGCATATAACGGACAAATTGCTGCCTCACTACAAAATAAAGGTTATATTTCTGGAATTCAAGGTGGAGATTCTGATGCAGTTATTGCCAATCCTTCAAAAATAATTAAAACTGCTGCAAAATTAGCTGGTGTAAAATTGGGAGCATTTGGTTTTGACAAAACGCCACAAAAACCACTTCTTTCAAATAATATTGGATTGGGGATGGGGTTTGGTATAGGTGATCAAGAATTTCAAGCTACAAAACAATTTGTTAATCAATATTCTAAAAATTTTAAATTAGAGCCATACCAACAATTAGACCAACAAGAATTAGGTTATATATCTTGGAAATCAGTAAATGATGCTGTATCCAACAAAGGAATGCAAGATTTAACAAAATCTTTAGAAACTTGGGGTCTTTATTCACCGACAGATAATGGTATGCTTCCAACAGCATTACCAGACTCCTATTCTGTTATGGATCCAAATAAAGCGTTTGCCAAAAAATTTAAACAAATTGAAGATGTTATTTCCGGTAAACCAAAAAATGAAAAATTCAAAACTGAAAAAGCAAATACCAAAAAAATTAACTCAAAAAATAGAGGAAAAACAGTAACAAAAAGTTTGAAATCTTTAAAAAAATAAATAATTAAACCTTAAGGAAAAAAATGAATTATCTAACAAACTATTATAAAAATTTATCGGAACAGCTCCAAGCTAGAGCTAATTACCTAGAAAATCAAGTCCGCATGATCAATGAATCCATGACCACCTACAATGCTGGTTACGGTTCTGGTCGTCGTGTAGCTGGACCTGCAGATTCATTTGCTAGACCTGGACAATCTATTCCAGGTGACTATAATGGCGATGGACTTGTAACAGGCGCAGACTTGGGCCTAGCTCTCGGCCAAAATCAAGCTTCAACAAATGTCACTTCAAATTGGGGTGGTCAATTTGGTGGAGCTTATGCACCAGTTTCAGCACAATCTTCTTCAACTTTACGTGGTCGCAGATCTGTTGCAGGAGAAGCAGATACATTTAGCAGACCATCAGGTGGTTTAGCAGGGGATTTAAACAATGATGGTGTAGTAAATGGCGCTGATCTCGGCCTACAACTTGGTGGTGGCCAAAATGCATCTTCAGTAATCAATAACTGGAGCATGGGATCTGGTAACAATTCTGCAAGCTTTGCAGCATATACCGCCGCAAATCCTCAATCTTCAAATAGACCAAGAGGAGCTTCTGAAACTACTGGTCCCGCACCAAGACCAAATCCTGCATATAGAAGACCAGACGTGGATACGACTGGCAGCGCCCAAGGAAGCCAAGGAAGCCAAGGTGGAGTGGATCTACCACCATTAACAGATTTAAATGGTGATGGAATCATTAATGGAAATGATCTAGGTCTTTATATCGCAACATACGGTGCTGCTCCTCCAGGATTTGGTCCCGGACAAAGCCCAACTTCATGGACAAATAATTACGGAGTTTATGGAGTTGGCGACACAGTTATGAATCGCGGTGGCGGACCATCTTCTAGCAACCGCCGTAGAGTCGTTCGCTAATATTAAATTAAAGTTACTTGAAGAACTCCGCAATAATTTTGCGGAGTTCTTCTTTTCTTTTATCCATTTTATTATATTCTTTATTTGAAGAATCTAAACCATCAGTTTCCAATCTTCCAAGACGATACATAGTATGACCATATTCATAAACAATTTCTTCAAATTCTTTTAAGGTCATGATATGTATTATACATCAATTAGTTGACAAGTCAAACTAATGGTATATAATTAAGTTACGCGGATGTAACTCAATGGTAGAGTGCTAGCCTTCCAAGCTTGCTGTTGAGGGTTCGAATCCCTTCATCCGCTTTTGCGAGTTTACTCAAGTGGTCAACGAGGGCAGATTGTAAATCTGCTGACTTTCGTCTACGGGGGTTCGAATCCCTCAGCTCGCATTAGGTGATCGGCGTGGTGAGAACACGCAGTCTTGAGAAGAGATGTGCCAGTATAAAACGGTCTACCGTTAATTGACCGACAAAGCTGGGCAAATGGGTTTAAATCCCATATCACCGCCTAAATAAAAATGGTATTGTTGATAATGGATTGAAATGCGACAACACAGGGGTTCGATTCCCCTCGGCTCCATTAGCCTAACCGAAGGATTCTGCAATTCCTTAGAGATGGCGATCCAAGTCCTCGTAGCAGCGGGGCAAACCCCGAAG